ATGAGGCAGCCCAGGTCTCACGACGCGAGTCGTACTGGAAGGATTTAATTTCGCCGGTTTCAGGGTCGAAAACCTCTCGCGACCTGCGAGATAGAGCGGGGGATCGGGTTTTTTGGGCCCCGAATTTGTCGGTAAAGTTCGTAGTATTACCGAGGCGCATCGGCGACGTCGGGGCCGCGCCGGTCGCTACGCTCGCGGCGCCGGCTCCGTCGTACGCCAATGCTTGACGCGGAACCATAGTTCCTGCTGTACAATCCATGGTACGGACCTCTCACGTCCGACCCGCTTTCCTCTCGTCTAGCCGCCAAGCATTCGATCCAGAGGGAGCGGGTTTTTTTTGCCTGTTAGTAAAGTGATCTTAACGCAATTGGAGCCCGCTAGGGTGCGGTGAACTGATGACCTCCTGGATGCTAACGCTCTGGCTGCAAGGGCAGCCCAGACCCGTGGTTATCGCCGAAGGATATAGGTCAGAGCAGGCTTGCGATTTGGCGAGTGACCTCATGATCGAGGCGGATGCTAGAGCTAGAGGAGCAAAGGGCAAATACACAGCAGTTTGCTCCGAAGTAGAAGCAAGTGGGCGTTGACATCGAGCAGGCACCGCTTGGGCTAGACCGGCGGGTTTTTCCTCGGACCGGTCCAATCCCTGCGATCGCGGGGAGTGACGTGCCACATGATGGGCCTGGAGCTGATCAGTAATCAGCGCGGTGAGGTGTCGAGCTTGCCTACCCTTCCGTGCCCGCAGGCGGTATCCCGAGTGGGCTTGTTGTCCTCGGACCGGTCCGAACAGGCCGATGCTTGGGGCCGCTTCGCGGGTACCGGCGCAGATACCACCTCGCAACTGGCTAGTCATCAGTGGCGCCTATTCGCCCTTCGGGCGCGTCGAGGTTGGGGACGCGTTCGTATTTGAGCTGACAAGCCGAAACGGGGCGTTGAATCCGAAAAGGCCATACGTCTTGGTCTTCCAGTGCATAGGGCGAAGTGAGTGACCTTTTTTGTCACTACATGAGCCGCAGCCTAGGTTTTTCATTCGAATTTCCCCGCTATGCGTGCGGCCAAGGCATCAAGGCCGGCGTCTTCTACAGCCTGTTTGGCGACTTCCGCTTCTGCCTTGCTGACCTGGATCAGCTGAACGCCCTCGCGCTTTTTCTTGTCCCGGTAGCGGCGATTGATCTCGGCGCGGGTGAGCTTTTCGCTGTCCGGCTTCCGAGGGCGACCGCGTGTCTTGGGCAGGTCGAGATCGGCGAAGGTGAGTTGTTCCTCAGGCTTTTTCACGGGCAGTACTCCACCATCTGTAGAGGTCACGAGGAATAAAAATAGCGCCAACCAGCAGAGCAATGAGCCACCAATCACGAGGGATACCAAGGTGGTCAAGGAGAGCGGAAACCAGAAACCCACAGACGAGCATAAGGATGAAGTCTTTCATAGGGACACGAACCAGTAGACGAAGGGGATAGCAGCAAAGGCTGCAGAAGTGGCCAGATAGACCCAAACAGGAACAGGTTCTGCAGCAAGGACAGCGCGGCGAGCTTTGTAGGCAGCACGCTCAGCGTCGGTCTTTGGAGGGAACTGCCGGTCTACAGCGGCCATGAACTCTTGCTTGCTTGCGGGAATATCGGCGGGGTTGAACATGGGCATCTCCTGGTGGATGAGACCATTTTAGGTCTCGCGAGACATTTAATCAATGATTATTTGTCTCGCGAGACTTTTATTTTTGGAGTGAGGCCTGACCTTCTTGCGGCTTCTGGTTAGTCGCAACCGCGACCGTGCGAGTGGTAAGCGACTTGGTTTCAGCCCATCCCGTCGCACCACCCTGACCGCTCCAGGGCGTGACTTGCTCGCCATCTACCGTGCAGTGCCAATTAATCTTGTCGCTGTACTGCTCGCAGTCCGTAGCCGGCACGTAGCGTAGGGCGCCGAAAGCACTCTTGAGCAAGACAATGTCGATCATCACGTCATCGCGCTTCTGGGCACGCAGCATATGACCGACGACACGCCAGGTCTGGGAGACCCCTCGGACTTCGCTTTGAGCAACGTTGCCGACCGGACCAGGGTTAGTGCTCGGAATCTCCATTCCTGGCGGCAGCGGGTTCTGAGGCCCTGCAGGCTGCTGCACCTGGGCGACCTCAGTGTGGTGAGCCTTCTTTTCGGCCTCCAGAGCATCACGCCCGCCAAAGAACTTGCCGTACAGGATCCAGATGAACACCGGTATCAGAAGCACAGGCGCCACGAACGACGCGATCATGCCGACGGACCAGGCGGAGGCACGCTTGTCTGCGCGGCTCTCGTTGCCCACGTCACCCGTCTGGCTCTTGCTGGCCGACTTGTAGTAGCGGTAGTACTTCTCCTCGTACTTGTCGTGAATCGTGCGGATGTGGGAAGTCTTGGGCGGCTTCTGTCCGGTCACCGCGCCCTGGTAAACGTCCACCTTAAAGCGGCTGTCCGCGCCGACCGCATCGAGCTTGGTCGTGCGATAGGTCTTGTCCACCTTCGAGCGCGGGAAGCTAGCGATATCGGCCAGGTCCTGAGTGACAAGCACAACCCGCGTGGTCCGGCCATGCTCATCAACGTTGTGGCCGTGCTCTGCCAGGAATTCCTTGTCCTTGAAGTTGAAGTTGTTGGCCTTGATGCCGCTAGGCCAGCGGCGCCACAGTTCATCGAGAACGACCACCGACCCAGGCGGGAATTTGTCAGAAAGGTCCTGATCGCTGTACCAGTCGTGCGGCAACTGCTCGAGGAGTCCAGGGTATTCCTCGTGCACCAGCTCCCGCATGGGGATGTTCGTGAAGACCCGGCGACCTTCGCGGAGCGACGGAAGGATCACATGCTTCACCACGGAATAGCTTTTGCCGGAGCGCGGGTTGCCTACGTAAGCGTCGATAGCCATGGCGTCACCCGATCACAGGCAGGCGGCGAATCAGGAACCGCAAAAGCATCGCGGTCGTGTACATCGCCACCCCTTCCGGGATCGCAAGCAGATTGGCGAAGAACAGAATGTTGGGGCTGATGGCCCCAAAGTACCCGCCGAGGTTGCCGACGAAATCGGGGACAGGAATCGCCTCAATCACGCTGGCGAAACCATCCAGAAGCAGCTCCCAAACCTTCTTGGGCAGCCAGAGGAACATATCAAGCAGGAACTGGAGAGCTTGGGCGAGATAGTCGGCCATGGTCATGCACTCATCAGGTGACGGAGGGAGATGAAGCCGAAAACGGCCAACATCACGACGCGCAGCGGGCCGAGCCAGTCAGTCGCCTGTGCGCAAAAATCGTTGAAGCCAATGGTTCCGAGGTAGGGCACGGTCACGCTCGGGAAGCTGCATGAGCCGCCCTCGGGGAACTGGATGCCGGTCACCGCCTGGGCAAGCGGCGAGGCCTTGATGCGGTCAAAGTACTTCTTGTTGCTGTCGGCGTAGTCATCGCCCTCTTCCAGCTCGGGGGTCGCCAGTTCGCCACCCTCTTCCGTGCCTTCGCCACCGCCTTCACCTTCCGCACCAGTGCCCTTGCCGTCGTTCTTGCCACCCGTGCCGGTCGTAGTATCCGTCGTGGTCGTGCTGCTGGTGGTGCTCCCGTCCTTGTCCTTGGTGATCTTGGTAGTCGTCGTGACAGTGGTCGTCGTGCAGGTCTGTACCGCGGTGCAAACCGTCTTGGTAGAAACGTCGACCTTCGTGACAACCTTGGAGCCGTCCGGGTTGCTGGTCTCGCTGACATTGGTGTCAATCTTCATCTTCTCGCTGTTCGGCACCTTGTCCGAACAAACGGTCGTACCGTTGAACGTGCCGCAGTTCTGTCCCTCCTTCTCGGTGCTGGTCTCGGACGTGCAGGTCTGAACGCCATCAGCTCCTGTCGTGTACACGCAGGGCTTCTTGTCACTGATGGTCTGAGCGTCGGGGAAGCTGGACGTGTCAGACGTGTCCAGGGTGGGACTGGTGGACGTACCGCAGGCGGCACCTGTGTAGTACGCAGTGCCGCGGCAGAAGTAGGAACCGGCGACCTTCACGGTGCACTTCTGCTGTGCCGTGCTGGCAGCGCACCCGTTGAAGCAACCCGTCTGGGCAGGGGCAGACTTCTTGCCACCAGCCGCGTCGAAGATCGACATGTACCCGTCCGGGCCTGATCCAGACTTGCTAAAGGGCGTCGATTGGCCAGCCTTCGCAGCACAGGGATCTTCAGGTTCGCTGGGATCACAGCCACCGGTATCGGTATTGAGTTGCGAACCTTTCGGGCAGCTATCACCCTTCCTATAGACCGTATTGTAAGACTCAAGAGAATTCGGGTTGGTCTTGTAGTGACCCATGCAGTAGTAAACGTCGCGACCAACGCTTGCCAGCTGGGGCGGATCCATAACGTCGTATCGCGAGCCAGCTAGCGCAGCGGTACAAGCGGCCGTATAGCTTGAACCTTGGTACTGACCGTTAGCGGTAGTCCAGTAGTAATCCGCAGCGTCAGCCTTGCTGGCTACGTACAGGGTCATGAAGCCCAGGAGGTAGATGAGGACAGTCTTCATCACCACCCCCAGAACGCCACGGCGGCGCCGAGGCCCCCGAAGATGAACATCACGAGATAGTAGGCCTGTTCCATTTCCCTTCCTCCAGAACCAAGAAAGGGGCCCGAAGGCCCCCTGGTGCGCGTGCAGATCGCTGTTACTTGATCATGCCGAGCAGCTTGCGGGCGCCCATACGAGCGACGAGCAGAAGGGCGATGGTGCCTGCGATGGCACCGATGCCGGTTACGACGTCTGCAACGGTTACTGCGCCTACGATTGCTTCAACCATGGTTTCTTACCTGATCATTGAGAGAAGGATTTTGAAGCACCGCCCCGCGAAGAAGCAGGTGCCGATCAACACGAATCCGGCGCTCCAAGCACCGGCCATCGTGGCCGGGTCAAGCTGGGAAACGTCGAATTGCTCCGGGGCTTGGGTCAGGACCCAGTTCCCTGAACACTGGGGGGTGCCGCTCTGGGAGGTAACCTCGCCGGAACAGCTGAGGAAGTAGGTCACCACAGGTCGCGCATCCGTCGAATCGCGGCGAGGCCAAGAGCCAGGATCACGATGGTTTCAAGGGTTGCTTCGAGCATGGGGACGTCCTCGATGCTTAGGCCGGCTGAGCGGCAGGGGCCTTAGCGGAAAAGAGGTTCACGCTGCCGACCTTCTGAAGCTTGATGATGGTCAGAGTCGGCTTGTTCTGGGCACCGGGACGGCTACCGTAGTCCGCTTCAAACATGGCTGGCAGCTTGGCCGCGCGAAGATCATCCAGCAGACTCAGGTCCGCCGAGATTTTGGTGGGCTTGAAGCCGAAGGCATCGGGAGTGTCCTCGCGATAGTCGTTGACGTACCACACGGAAACGCCGTTGCGGATCTCACCGGTTTTTTCGTCGGTCATTGCCCACTTGTCGGCGGAGAGGATAAGGACGCGTTCAGCCATTTGATGTACTCCAGATAGATCGCCCTGTTTGCAGAGAGCGATCCAGGGGGCGTGTCAAGGTCGCTTAACGTAAAGATCGCTTAACGCGTGTACACTGTCAAGAGGTCTTAACAGTGGAGATTCAAGAAATGGACACAAACTATTGGCTCGACAGGGTGAAGCGAGAACGGAACATCGAGTCCGACTACCACCTATCGGAGGTGCTGAACACGACCCGGCAGGCCATCTCTCAGCAGCGGAACGGAAAGCAGGAGATGAGCGCCAAAACCGCGATCCGCGTGGCTTGGCTGCTGCGCGTGAACCCGATAACGGTGCTCGCATCGGTCTATTTCAGCCGGGAGAAAGACCCGAGCATCCGGGCTTTCTGGAAGGAGGTTTTCAGGTCAACCCGTAGGAAAGGGGATCGACGGAAGTACTTCGACCGGGAAGTGCCGTCTGTCGAGGAACTGGAGGACCTTGCACAAGGTGGTACTCAGGAGCCGCCACCAACGAAGGGCCGGGCAAAGAACGGATGAACTCCAGAGTTCGTTCAAATCCGTGATGGCGGCAGAACACCAGGACCTCGCCCTGCGCGTGGTTCCTGACGACGCGATCGAACAATTCATCGTTCAGCTCACCGAGCTGCACCGCGTCTTCCTCAGACATTGACGCATGAAGCTGATCGCCGTCCTCAGACTCGTCGATGTTGATGTCGTGGGACCGAAGGAATGCCTTCAAGCTGCGACTGAACTGCAACTGGTGACGCCCTAGGAAGGCTTCGGCGAATTCACACCAGCGATGCGCGGCACGAGGATCGTCCTCAGCAACACTATCAGCCAGAAGCTGGAACGGAGTCCGGCCCTTGGCCCTGGCCTGCTTAGCGTGACTAGATGCCATTTCCTTCTCAGGACCCCAGCGCCGACCCGTTTCCTCTACCTGAGCACCGTACTTAGTCATGTACTCCTGGGCGTCATAGGCGGGGCGAATATCAAGACCAACGAACCGGACGGAGCCACCCACCTTGACCGTTTTCCGAGGTGCAGGGAGACCCACGCTCTCACAGGCATCCGCCCACGCAGTGAACAGCCGGTCACGAACCTTTGCCATCTGAACAGAGCTCATCTCGCGGTCGAAGAACCACAGATGATGCTCATGGGGATGCCAACCGTTCTTGTCGCCGTAGGTCACTTCGAGGTTCGCAATGCGCCCGATGTAACCCAGGTGGCCAACAGAATCAGTCCGAGGCCGCTTGAGCGGAGTCTTGCGAGTGACCTCCTTGAACGCGTAACTCTTCTGGAAGTGCTGCTGGGCATCCTTGAACTTGGCGACAAGATCGGCAAGACCATCGCCGATGCCGTGCTTGATGGTAAAGGTCAGCATGTAGGCGCGCCCTTCAACCTCCCGGATGGACTCATAGCATCGGCGAATCTCTTCACGGCGAGCCATGTTGATCTTGAGTGCGCAGATCGGGCAGGTCCAAACGCTGCCGCAGACAGCCACGTTGTGCCAGGAGACGTTACCAGTGTCCTTGCTGCGCCAAAGCTCCGGGGTGTGGTCCTTCGACCGTTTGCGGCGGTAGCAGCCGACCACTCGAAAAGTCGGAGCCTTGTTCAACGAGCCGGGGATGTCGTGGTGCTTGTTTCGGACCTTCGGAGCACCGATGTCGGTAGCCAGGACAGAGTGAACCTTGCGGGTGGAAACGTCGCTGTAGGAGACACGAGCGCTCAAGTCGGTGTACGGAGCCTTGAACTGCTTGTAGCGGTTCTCCCAGAAACCAGGGCGAGAAAGGACACGTTGGGCGTGCCGGAGAAGCATCCAGCGTTCGAGCTTGGAGGCATCCTCATCGT